GTTTGGTGAAAAATGTGGAATACCTATTAAGGTTGCAAGATTCTCTGAAGGTGATGGTACATTTAATTCTGACAATGAATATCTTACAATAATAAATACTGCAGCTGTAAAGAGAATGGATCTGTTGGAGTATTATGATTCAAGAAAAAATATATTGGACATAGAACGAAACACTTTGTTTTTGTTATCTGAAGAACTTAACAGATTTAAAAAAGAAAAAGGACTTAAAGACTTCAATGATCTGTTAGAAGATTTTATTGCAAAAGAAAAACACAATAAGTTTGAAGTATTATTTATAGATGAAGCACAAGACTTATCTTTGCTGCAGTGGGAAATGGTTAGAAAAATTTGGAGTCGTGCAGAAAAAACTTACATCGCAGGTGATGATGACCAAGCTATTTTTAAATGGGCCGGTGCAGATGTAGATCACTTCATAGCACTCAAAGAAGAAGTTGACGACATACAAACATTGGATCAATCTTATAGAATCCCAGGTGGACCTATACACGAGCTATCACAAAAAATAATTAACCAAGTACAGAACAGATTTGATAAAGATTATAAACCTAGAGAAGAACACGGAGTCTTAAAAAGATATTCTGATATTACCCAGGTAGATATGTCAGAAGGTAATTGGTTAGTGTTGTCTTCTGCAAATCATTTTTTAGATTCTGTCAAAGAAGTATGTGAGCTGCGGGGTTGGTATTATCAATTCAAAGGACGTAATTCTATACCACTTAAACTATTGTTAGCACTTAACAATTGGGAAGCTTGGCGTAAAAATGCATCACTAAACTATTTAGAGATAAAAAATATATACGAATATCTAGGATCAAATGTATTAGAAGGATTTAGAAAAGCTAAAACATTACACACAGATCAAAAATATTTAATGAGAGATTGTAGAGCTGAACACGGTTTGGTTACAGACAGTGTATGGTACGAAGCATTTGAAGGACTAGATCCTATGACAGAGAATTACATTCGTAATATGAGGGCGAATGGTGAAACACTAAACAAGAATCCTCGTATAATAATGTCAACAATACACGGAGCGAAAGGAGGAGAAGCTGACAAAGTTTTATTAATGCAAGACATAACGAACGCAGCACTTGAAACATTTAGTTATGACCCAGATGAATTACATAGATTATTTTACACTGGATCGACAAGAGCGAAGCGTGAATTACACGTCTTGGACCCAAGAGATTTTGATCGAGCTTACATACTATGACCAACAAAGAAATATTTAAGAAGGCTACATACGATTCACTTGATAAGCAGGTAGGCGGGAAACACTACCGAAATATGAAGATTCAACCTGCAGAGTTTATAAACGAAAACAAGTTGCTTTTTGCAGAAGGCAACGCTATAAAGTATATCTGTAGACATCAATCTAAAGGAAAAGAAGAGGACGTGAGAAAAGCAATACACTATTTAGAGATGGTTCTCGAAAGGGATTATTCGTGAGAAGTACCCAGATCCCGTTGTTCACACCTGAAACGGAATGGGTAATGCCAGAAGAACTAAAAGATCTTCGTGGACACAAGGAAATAGCAATCGATTTAGAAACCAATGATCCAGACTTAAAAGAGCTGGGATCAGGTAATGTTACTGGAAAAGGGCACATTGCAGGCATTGCGGTGGCCGTAGAGGGCTGGTCAGGGTACTTTCCTATCCACCACGAGTCTGGTGGTAATATGGACAAAAATCTTGTTTTAACTTGGCTCAAAGATATTTGTAGCCAGGTAGATACTACCTTTATATTTCACAACGCAATGTATGATATCTGTTGGTTAAGATCAGCAGGAGTATTGGTCAAAGGTAAAGTGGTTGACACTATGATAGCAGCGTCTTTGATTGATGAGAATAGAATGTCTTATCAATTAAATACACTGGCAAGATTTTATATAGGTATGGGTAAGGATGAAAGTATTCTTAATGCAGCAGCAAAAGAATATGGTCTTGATCCTAAAAAAGATATGTGGAGATTGCCAGCGCTTTTTGTTGGACAGTACGCGGAACGTGATGCAGAGTCTACACTTAAACTTTGGAAAAGATTAGAAACAGAATTATATCAAGAAGAGTTATGGGATGTGTTTAACCTGGAGACTAGATTGTTTCCGTGTTTGGTTGATATGAGATTCAAAGGTGTAAGAGTTGATCTTGAGAAAGCAGCTAACATTAAAAAAAATCTTATGGATCGTGAGTCTAAAATTGTTAGTAAAATCAAAAGTTTAACAGGAGTTGATGTAGAAATACACGCAGCTCGTAGTATTGCAAAAGCATTTGATAAATTAAAACTTCCGTATGACAGGACAGAAAAAAGTAAAGAACCAAGTTTTACAAAAAACTTTTTACAAAACCATCCACACGAACTTCCAAAATTAATTGCAGATGCAAGAGAGATAAATAAAGCACATACAACTTTTATAGATTCAATAACTAAACACGCAGTCAACAGTAGAATACACGCAGACATAAATCAAATTAGATCTGATGCGGGCGGAACTGTAACAGGTAGATTCTCTATGAGTAATCCAAACCTACAACAGATTCCTGCAAGACATCCTGAACTAGGACCAATGATTAGATCTATTTTTATTCCAGAAGAAAACACTACGTGGGGATCTTTTGACTACTCACAACAAGAACCTAGAATTTTAGTACACTATGCAAAGTTACAAAACTTATCTGGTGTAGATGAAATTGTAGAAGCATACAATGCAGGTGATGCAGACTTCCACCAGGTTGTTGCAGATATGGCAGGCATTGAACGTAAGCAGGCTAAAACAATTAATCTTGGTTTGATGTATGGTATGGGTAAAAATAAATTAATGGCAGAGTTAGGTTTGATGAAAGAATCTGCAGAAAAATTAATAAAACAATACCACGCAAAAGCACCATTCGTAAAACAATTAATGGACAATGTATCTCGTAAAGCAAATGATCGTGGTAAAATAAGAACTTTACTAGGTCGTGCGTGTCATTTTGATCTATGGCAGCCTACACAGTTTGGTATATTTAAACCATTACCGCTAGAACAAGCGCGAAAAGAATATGATGAACCACTTAAACGTGCGTTTACATACAAAGCATTGAACAAATTAATACAAGGAAGTGCTGCAGATATGACTAAAAAAAGTATGGTAGCTTTATATGAAAATGGTATAATACCTCACATACAAATTCACGATGAGGTGGATATCTCTGTAGAATCTCCAGAAAAAGCAGAAAAAATAATAAGCATAATGGAGTCAGCAGTAGATTTAAAAGTTCCTAACAAAGTGGATTATGAACAAGGAGAAAATTGGGGCGATATTAAGTAATGGCTTTATTGAATGCAGATATCCCACCAATGTATTGTCAAGTAAGGAAGGAGTATCTTTATGACTTTAAAAAACATCACGGAGAAAGTGAAGACTGTGTGGTCTTCGGTCTCACAAGTATGGCAGGTGCCGCAACATTATTTCATATTATGTTACCAAACGGTGCGGTCTTTTTTAGATTGCCTATATCAGCGTTTTTCCAAAAAGACTTGGACAGAACCAAAGTGCCTGATATGCCAGTCGACACGCTTCAATTGTGGAATAGCTTCAGCTATTATCCTAGCGTGCATATGTTTGGCTATCTAACATCACAACGCGGTAAATATTTCGGAAAAGATAAAAAAGAATATTTTGGAGAGTATCTCTTCACGATTGATTGGTGTCATCCTGAAACTAATATCTTGGACACTGAACATAGTGAGATTCCTCACGAGCATAAGTGTGGACACGTTCTTGCTCTTGATAATGGGAATTATGCTATTCAGCCTAACAATCGTATCCTTTGGAATATTAGTAATTTTACCACTAGAGACGACATTCCAGACTATAAGGTCCAAACAACGGAATGGAATGTTGAAAATCAAGGCTGGATTACAGAGGATACTGACAAAATGTTCTACAAAATAGAAGACAAATAGTGTAGACTACTTGGCTATGAATATAGAGGTAGCCAGGAATGAATTATTATTTTACAGGAATATTAATTGTACTGTTTGTACTAATGGCTTTCTTTATGGAACCGGGGTATTTACCTAGATGAGTAACAAACCACTAAACATCGGAGAAGAGGCACGCGTGCAGATGCCGATGAAGACGGTTGCTAGCCTGATCGTGCTCGTAGCAATGGGCGTGCTCGGATATACAGAGCTGACCTCGAGGTTAGTATCGTTAGAGACTTCACGTGAGTTGTTTGAAAATGATTTACTTAAAAAAAGTGAACAGGTCCCCGTGGACCAGGAACAACATTTTTTGTTGGAGGATCTTTATAAAAGTGTTGAGAAAATGGAAGAGACTCAAGAGATGAATATGACTAACAAAGTCAACATAGAATTTTTAAGAGATCAATTAGAAAAAGCATTAAATGATATAGAAGATTTAAAAGATAAGGTAAGAGCAAATGGTAACGGGGCGCATTAATAGAAAAGTATTAGATCATATCGCACAGATAAACAAAGAGAATAAAGCTATTAGCTTATCAAAAAATTTAAAAAAAGAAGTAGAAACGGGTAAACACGGTACACAAAAGTACGTGATCAAACAAGGAGAAAACAAAGGTAAGACAGTATGACAGAATTAGTAGTAGCTTTACTTATGATTGTACACGGAGAAATCAAAGAAGCACGTATTCAAACTTCAATGTCTGAATGTCTCAAGGGGGCACGTACAGCTAGACGTGATGCTAAATCGCACGTAAAGTATCAATGCCTGAAGCAAATGGCAGAGCTCGAAAAAAATATAGATGGATCTTTTTCAATTAAAAAGTTAATACTTGATTGATGAAGAAAAATAAAACTTTTAAGTTTCAAGCAAAAGTAGTTAATGGTAAATGTCCAACGTGTGATGAGTTTACAATGTTAGTTGGAATAGATTTACATTTTTTTAGGTGTATGAATTGTGGAGCAGATTTAGAACAACACGTAAATGGTAAGATAACTTATCTACCAGTTATAACAACACCTAAAGGAGCAAAACCATTTGTAAAAGAATGGTTAGACGACGATGGCTAAACAAAAATTTACATTTTTCGTACCTCGAGATAAACCAAAGAAACGTCGTGGGGTTCACAAAAAAACTTTAAACAAAAGTGAGAAACGTCAAAAAAAATTGACCCGCTACAAGGGCCAGGGGCGTTAGATGAAGTTTCTATTAACGGTGTACATTTGCTCTGCAATGAGCGGAGAGTGCTACACTAATCCAGCTTATCCAAAAGTATTTCCAGATCATCACGATTGTATAAGAGCAGGGTTATCCGAGTCTTATGAAATTATATATGCAGAGGGTAATTTTACTAAAGAAGACATAAACAACAATCAGTTGTATCCTAAATTTACGTGTATTCCTCAAAAAGACCAAGGCAAAATAGAAGCTTAATGTCTGCCCGTCCCAAGAAAGGGACGAACAAACAAAAGGTGTGAGAAGAGACTTTCTTATTACCTTAAAAAAATAATACTTGCAAATTATTTATTTTAGGATAAATTCCCATATGTGAGAATAATCAAAACAAGAAAGGAAACAAATGGCTGATCCAGCTAAATACAAATCACTATCTGTGCCCAAAGAAGACTGGGAACAACTAGGTGTACTTGCAACAAAAACTAATAGGACACGCTCTAAAATGATAGGTAGACTTATTAGATTTTTTTTAGATAATAAAGGTGGGAAATCAAATGGAAAGAGTAAAAGTAGCTAATCATAAATATATTTGCCCAGAGTGTAAGGGTAACGGTTATAACAAAGTTTACGATATGATCGTACAATGTGACAAATGTAAATCGGAAGGTGAGCTTCCGATGGAAGAGCCTACGTTAGAAGAGTTAGAGGCAATGACTCACAGTGCGAGGCTGCAGTGAAACGCAATCCTGTAGCCAAAGAACTGCGAACACCAAAATTCAAATCAAAAAAAATACCAAATAAAAAAAAATACGATCGTAAAAAAGAAGTCGTTGGTTATTACTATGACGGCTACAACAACAAAACAGAAGTTTTATATAAGGACAAAAAATGATTCCGGAAACAGACAGAGCTTACATTGCTGGACTATTCGATGGTGAGGGTTCAATACACTTTAAGCGCGGACCGGAAAAGAAAAAGAAACACAAGGGTAGACCTGGGTACAGATGGTCTAATAGTTTAAGATTAAGTATGGAGATTGCAATGACTGACCGCAGTGTATTAGTATGGCTGCACGAAACTTTAGGTGTAGGCACGCTTACTGACAAGCCGCGTAAGGGTAAACGGGTTGATGGTACTCCATACTTAAAACAATATAGATGGCGTTGTACATTCAGAGATGCATTTCACGTATGTTGTTTGATATGGCCTTGGTCCCAT